ATATATAGCTATTGACATGTATATACAGTTATGGTATTATATATACATGAAGAGGTTATGACCTCTAAAATCAATATATTTTTTTTGACTAGCATGTATATACACGCTAATACAAAAGGAGGAAAAAGACATGAGAAGACAACAAACTAAAAAACATATTGTAGAACCTGAAAAAATAGGCTACAAGAAGCAGAACAACGGCAGCGGCTATACTATCAAAAAATATACACGTATGTATAACTGCTATTGGGGAGATTATACAGTAATAGTAAGCAACTATCCCTCTTTAAAGGCTATGCACTTGTTTGGCAAGCATACAGATGTACAGCTCTATCGCTACTAATAAGTTTTTATCGGTACTACCGCCCCGGCGGTGGTACTCATTAAGAGCTTATTACAACTCTTAACTAAACAAACTAGGAGGTAAATTATTATGAAAAATGTTTGTCTTGCAATCATTGCCATGTTACTCATGGTACACCTGAGCTGTGAAGCAGCCACGGCAGCACAGGGGGCGTGTGAAAGTTGCCTGAATGGTGAACCTACTACCCTGCAATGTGTTATCCGTGATTTGTCTATGGGCAGCCTGAGTGGTGCTGCTGCTGACTTGGGACTGTTTGACCTTGCCGACGTTCTTTTAAAGGTTGAGGAGGTGGCAAGTAAATGAGCTATGACGAAATCATGGTTATATTGTCTACCATTGAAAGCATTTTGCATGATTATAACTACCCTTATTATAAACATGATGAAGCAGCGGATGCCCTTGTAACGCTGCATAATACCTATTGTGATGCCTGCAACCTGCGAGATGACTATATTATGCAGAATACAGAAGAAGAGCTGAAGCAGCTTTTACCCGTTGACCCATTGCAAGCCTTTTACGATGGAAGAGCCAGCAGCGACAATTATAATCCTAATGATACATGGATTAGTCTAAACGGCTATATGCATATAGTATCTTGCACAAATAGCGGGTTGATTGACAAGTTTATATATTTATCTGATATTGCCCGCTGGTTAGAAGACGAGGAAAAAGAAGAACAGAAGAGATTATTGGAAGAGCTTACAGAGCTTGCCAGCGACTACAACGAGGAAAAAGAAGACTAATAAACTTTTATCGGTACTACCGCCCCGGCGGTGGTACTCATTAAGAGCTTATTAAACTCTTAAAACTTAATATATTTATAGGAGGTAAAACATTATGGGTTATACAATCAGCATTGAAGATATTAGTTATAACCAAATGTATGAGATTAACAACAAATTAGGTACTTTTGGTAGCGGACTTAGCGCAACCAGCGTTGACGATAAAGGCGAACGCTGGAATGTATCAGTAACTACAAGTGACTTTAACACTAAACAAGTGTTTGGGGCATTAACTGCCGTGTTAACTCAATCTGTAGCCATCCCCTACTACACCATAGACCAATTACCCAGCAACGTACAAAAACAAGTGTGTCAGGATGCTATTGACGCTAACATCTATTGGGACGTTTGGCAGGATGAGCGCAACCGCTCATTCAATGTTATCTGCGATAAGTTAGACCTGCAATGGGACTGTGATAATTATGATAACTACTATGTAGAGGAGACAAGCAACGAGTGGTATGCAAAAGATATACAAGGTATAAGCCGTGTAATTGCTTATATTGTCAATCGCTGGGGTGACTTCAAAAAACCTATGTATATTGATAAGGATAAGCATAGCAACTTTTACAAACTGTTACACAAAAAAGATGCTGCTTTACCTCAAAAGTTTACTGAGGATGCAATGCCCACCGGATACTGTGCCGACTATACCTTTTATGAAGCATACAAGGAATTTATAGACCTTGCACGCCAGCAACCGGCTACTATTACCCTAGCTGATTTTTGTGCCTGCCTTGCAAAGCACTTTGAAGAAGAGTACCAAGCCGACTATGAACAGGCAACAAGTCTTGACTATGCCATGGAATTTTTGTGTCAGGATAACTATTATACGTGGCAAGGTAAAGATATTACAGATGCAGTCAACGCCTATATGGTAGCAAAATAAATAGCTTTTATCAGATACACAGGTTAGCAATAATCTGCGTATCTCATTAAGAGTTATTTATATAACTTCTTAAAACTATAAGTTCAGGAGGTACAAAAGAAAAGTGAAAAAATGTTTAGTTTATTTAATTGAGTGCCTTTTGGTATCCAAACATACAAATGAGGTTCTTAAAGAAATTGCACGCTGGGCGGTAACCTTGTTTGTTGTCTTGTTTTTGTCCATCGATTGGGATGCAACGCTGGATAATATGGGGGTGCTTAAGTAATGCTAGTAGTAGACAAAAACACAACGCCCATTGATTGGTTAAAATTTGAGCTTGAGCAGCAGCAGCAACATTTGCAAGCGATGCAAGCCGTATATGCTGACAAATATGTCAAGGGCAAAAAGCAACGTACCCGGATGGCAAGGTCACTAAAAACAGAGATATACCGCCAGCAGGGGGAAATAATGGGCTTAGAAGCAGCTTTAAATATCTTTGAGCCTATCCCCTTTTAATTAAGAGTTTTTAGGGCATACAGGGTAGCAATTATCCTGCGTGCCTTATAAAGCTTTTAAAGCTTTAATAATGCTATAGGAGGTGTTACGTATGATTGTAACATTAAAAGACGGCACACGCCTAACAGTTACCCTACGCACATGGGACGGCTACAATTGGTCACCCGACATTGCCGGGGACGTGTTGGCAACGTGGCAACCTGAGACGCACGAGGACATTAAGTGGCTAGAGGATGACTGCGACGCCTTTAATGCAGGCGTAGACCTTGACTGGCTGGCGCACTGCCCCGGCTGTCAAGAGGTGGCATTGGATGTACAGGAGGTATAAGAGTAATGGGAGAGCATAAAAAGCAAGGCAAGACATTTTTTGTCACTGTAGACAAGCGCAACCAGCTTGCTATCCATCGCAGCCCCAGCGGACATTTTACCCGTATTCGCTATTGTGATGGTGTACAAATGAGCAAAGCAGAGCGCATTTTACAAGCAGAAGCTGCCTTAATAATGGGATTGACGCTGTCGGAACTGCTGGAAAAATTCAAATTAGAGTAGCCAAAACTGAACAGAGGTACGGACAAAACTGTACCTCTAATTTTTTGCACCCTTTTTCCACCCCTCAACCGAACGGAACGAAACGATGTTCGTAGTTACCGAAGCTCACCTGAGCGGAACGAAACGTGTTGTCTTGTGCGACGCACGGAGCGAAACGAAACGAGAGATGCAGGGGCAACCCAAGCTGCCAAGGCAAGCAAGGGGATTTTAGGGCAAGCAAGGCAAGCCAAAGGATGCCAAAGACAAAAAACACCCAAGCAAGTGCCAATGGGGCACAAACATGAAGAAGACCCATTATAACTAGGAGGTATTTATAATGACTAAAAAAGAACTGTTTGAAGAGCAGCTTAAGCTGGAATCTTCCGCTAGACAAGATGGCTATGAAGCAACATGTGAAGCGCTCAGAATCGCAAAGGAAAAAGGCATGGTTGATACTGCCCTCCCTATTGGACAAGCCTTTTTCAACCACAAGGTACTCGCTGTAAAGGATGTCATGCTGCAATGGCTCACTAAAAACATGAAACCCAAAGCTGGTGTTAAGCCTAACTTTATCTATATCTTGGATGACCTGAAGACTGCGTTCACAGATGCAGAGGGCAATGTGGATATGGATGCTATTGCTAACACCTGCACAACTGTAACACTCTCCTGCCTTATAAATGCCCTTACAACAGGCTTGAATACAAAGGCAGCTTTTCTGAATAACGTGGGATTGCATGTTGGCTTTAGTCTTATGTATGAATATCAAGCCAAATGTTTTGAAAATTGGCTCACTACATTACCTAAAGAAGACAAAAACAAAAAAGCAATGCAAGGTATTGACAAGCGTATAGGTATCCATTACCGCTATGCCTATATGAAGCAAGCCATTAAGAAATGTGGTTACACCTGCCCAACGTGGGAACAAGGAGACAATGAAGGTATTATCAACTTAGGGGTAGCCTTATTGACTTTGACAGAAGAAGCAACAGGCTATTGGATGTCGGATTCAGATAGCTATACACAAGCACATCTTGTCCCCACCCCTCAATTCGTGGATGCATGGCAACGTAATGAAGAGAATATGCTTTATTATGCACATAAGTGTTATCCGATGATTATCCCTCCAAAACCTTGGGTAGCATATGATGAGGGTGGTTACTATGGAGACCTTGCAGCTTTCTATACATTCTTGCGACTTAAAGGGGTACATAACTCTTTCAGTAAAGCCTATAAAGCACGCCTTGCACAGCTTGATACCCCTGATGTCTATAAGGCTGTCAATGCTATTCAGGCTACACCATGGCATATCAATAAGAATGTTTTAGAGGTTATCAAGCAATGCAAAGAGCGTGGCTATATCCCCTGCGGTAAAGAAAAATCACACATCATGAGTACAGATTTAAAAGAATCTGAGCCTACCACCTTACCTGAAGGGGCAACAGCAGAAGAGATTAAAAAATATAAAAAAGATAAGGCAGCATGGTGGAAAGGCTTAAAACGTCGCATTTCTATTATCAATCGCACAAATGCTATGATTACAGTTGCTGATAAATTTAGTCTTTATGAAAATATCTATTTTCCTTGGAACATGGATTTTAGAGGACGTATCTATCCTATCCCCTCTTTCAGTCCCCAAGGTGACGATATTTGCAAAGGCTTGTTGCTCTTTTCAGCCACACCACCTTGTCAAGACCCTAAAGATATTGAATGGCTTGCCATTACCGGAGCGAACCTTGCAGGTGAAGACAAAATCAGCTATGCTGACCGCATCCAATGGGTTTATGACAATGAAGAAGTTATTCTTGATGTAGCAAAAGACCCTATGGGTAACTTATGGTGGTTGCATAAAGACAAAAAACCTGTACAGCTCCTTGCATGGTGTCTTGAATGGGCAAAAGCTAAGCAATGGATAGCTGACCATGGCTCTATTGTAGGTTGGATAACAGGTCTCCCCTATGCTCAGGATGGCACATGCTCAGGTCTACAACACTTCAGTGCTATTCTGCGTGACCCCATCGGTGGTACTGCGGTAAACCTTGTACCCCAAGACAAACCGAATGACATCTATCGTTTGGTAGCTGACAAGGTAAATGTTGTCTTGAAGCAGGATGCTATGTCAGGCACTATTGACGAATGGGACGAAGAAAAGCTGAAGACTAAATTCGGTACAAAAACCATGGCACAAATTTGGTTAAACTATGGTGTTAACCGCACTGTAACCAAAAGACCTACCATGACCCTTGCCTATGGAGCTAAGAAGCGTGGTTACACTGAACAGATTATGGAAGACACCATTAAACCGGCTTTAAATGCTAAGACTGCCTGTGGTTTTACAGAGACTAATGCCTACCAATGTGCTATGTATATGGCTGAGCTGATATGGAACTCTGTAGGTGCTACTGTTGTACGTGCTGTTGAGGGTATGGATTGGTTACATAAAGTTTCCAAACTTGCCACCAAAAATGCAAATGTAGTGTCTTGGTGCACGCCTTTAGGTTTACTGTTGCAACAAAACTATTTAAAGTATGAATCTAAGGTGATTAAGTTACGCTGTGCTGGAAAGAGATTCAGAGTGTATATCCCTCACCAAACAGGTGTGATTGATAAGACAAAACAGGCTAATGGTATCGCTCCAAATTTCATTCACTCTATGGATGCTTGCCATCTTCAAATGACAGTATGTAGAGCTAAGGATGCTGGTATCAATCACTTTACTATGGTGCATGATTCTTATGGTTGCCCTATGTCACAAGCTAAGCTAATGTATGATATTGTGCGTAAAGCATTTGTAGATATGTATACAGAGCATGATGTCTTGGAGGAGTTTAGACAATATCTACAACCATTGGTAAATAAAGAGTTACCTGCTCCCCCTAAAAAGGGCAATTTAGACCTGAATAGTGTATTGGACAGTAAGTACATATTCTGCTAATAGGTCACAAACATGAAAAGAAGACAATAGATAACTATAGTTTCCTATAGATTCTATAGAGACCTTTAAGTGCCTAAGGTTATGTTATTAATAATTAATAATAACCTACCTAAGGTAACTAAAGGTCTCTATTGTCTTTATAGTACCTTTAAAATCCTTTAGGTAACTAAAGGAAATGCTAATGGGGCATAAACATGAAGAAAAGACAACACGCTTTTCAAAATCTAAATCGCGTCGTTTCTATTTCCTTTCTGTGTGTTGTCTTTTCTCAATAAATTTTAAGGAGGTTTATTCATGTTAAAATCTGAAGCTTTTAAGGGACAGAAGATTAAGGTCACGAGTGGAGAATTCAAAGACAAGAAAGGCTACATTATGGGGATGCATACACAATTTGCGTGTGTGCAGCTCACAGATGAAGAATATCTCATTACCGCTTGTCTTGAATATGGGCAGTTAGAACCCTTCAATCTGAGATGGGAGGCTGAGCATCCTTGCCCTACTCCCATTGTTCCCTGCCCTGATGTTGTGACCTTATCTGCCCCCGCACATTATGATGAGCACTATGCATCTATGGTAGGTTTAGAGCCTATTGAGCTGATGCAGCTTGTGTTGTCTCTTCCTGAATTTGTTGGTTTCCTCAAAGGTAACATCATCAAATACACCATGCGAGCTGGCAAGAAGCAAGGTGAAGCTGCGGAAAAGGATGCAGCTAAGGCTAAACGCTATATCGAATGGCTCATGAAACTTGGCTATAAGATGCCAATCAATCCAAAGGAGGACTAAAATTTGGTAAACATTAAATTCAAAAAACTTGACCCTAAAGCCTCTCTCCCCCAAGCAATGACAGGTGGAGCTGCTGGTCTTGACTTGGTTTGTCTTAACCGCATTGCGGTGACACCGAACCGCTGGTCTTCAAAGGCAGCTATCGTCCGTACAGGCTTGGCTATGGAACTGCCTAGTGGCTATTATGCTGAGGTGGTCTTGCGCTCCTCTACAGGCAGAGACACAAAGCTCAGACTTGCCAATCAGGTCGGTATTATTGATTCTGATTATCGTGGTGAAATCATGTTGTATGTGGAGAATTTAGGTGACCATCTTGAAATTATTGATGCTGGTCAAAGAATTGCGCAACTGTTGATTCACAAGATTGAAGAAGTGGTGATTGAAGAAGCCACTGAGGAGCTGTCTAAGACTGAAAGAGGTCTTGAAAGTGGTAGTACAGGTAAATGTACTAAACCTGTTGTAAGGGTTAAAAGAGTCAAGGAGGTAACTAAGGATGCCTAAATTTAAAGTAGGTGACAGAGTATATGTTGATGGCTACACCACACACAACGATAGAGGTGAAAAGGTGCATGTCAAAGGCACAGGTGTAATTAGTAGCACAAAATTTGCACCTGACGTTTATTCTGTGAAGCTGGATAAGCCGTATATTAATCAACACTACTGCACCACAACTTTCTTTTCGGCTCTCCCCCACGAGCTGTTTACCATTAAAAAAGAGGAGGAATTAAGGATGACTAACACCTTTAAGGTAGGTACCAGAGTATATGTTGATGGTTACACTACACCCAATGGTAAAAATGAAAGAGTGCATGTTGAGGGTAGCGGTACAGTAAATCGTGTTGGCTATGGTTGCACTGTAACTATGGATAAACCCTTTGTAGATGAGGTTGGACGTACACGCTCATTCTTTGTTGCCTCTCCTCATGAAGTGCGCCCCCTTAAGAACCAAGACAGTAAGCTTGTCTTCTATACCAAAAACCGCACAGTCCACTGCAAGCTGTTCAGTGCTGAAAGTTTGGTGTCTCATGCACAGGCAACGTGCAGTCCTGATGATACTTTTGACTTCCTCACAGGTGTACAGATTGCACTGCAACGTATGTTGAAGGCACATAATAAAGAGTTGGTACTTCCTACTCTTAAAAACATTAAATTTATTGATTTTAATTAAAGGAGAATAACAAACATGGCAAAAAATGATTTTGCACAAATTACAACCCCTGCTGGTGAAGCGGTGTACCCTAAGCTCCGCAGCACTGAAGTCTTTGATGGCGAGGATACCGGAAAGTATGTCTGCGGTATCAAATTGTCTAAAGAAGACACTGATAAGCTGATTCAACGTATTGAAAACGAATGGGAGATGGCTAAGAAGTCCCCTGACTTTGACGGCAAACGCTATGGTCGCAACTCTGCCCCTGCCCTTGGTTTCCATGAAGACAAAGATGGTGATATTGTCTTTAAGGCTAAGACCAATGCTGTTATCAAGACCAAAGCTGGTGATGTTATCGAAAAGACCATGGCTGTCTTTGATAAGAAGGGTAAACCTATGGACGAAGAGATGGAAGTAGGCAATGGTTCTACCATCCGTCTGTGTATGCTTCTGCGCCCCTTCTACGCTTCTGCTACTGTCTATGGCATCCAACTGCTCCTGAAGGCTGTTCAGGTACTGAATTACGTTGCTCCTGCTGCTGGTGCGGTATCTGCTGATGATTGTGGCTTTGAGGTTGTTGCGGAGGAAGAGTTTGACGAAAACAATCCCCCGTTTGACTTTTAATCATGGCTATTAAATTTAATCGCAGAGGTGGCTTTGCTACCCTCAACAAACCCTATCGCAGTGGTTTGGAAGACCGCCTAGCACAGCAGCTTGAAAACGCAGGAGTACCTAAGGTGTACGAAAAATACTCCATCGCCTATGAGATTCCTGCTACAAAGCATCATTATACCCCTGACTTCATTCTGCCTAATGGTATCATCATAGAAGCCAAGGGCATCTTTGAAGCTGCTGACCGCAAGAAGCATCTGCTTATCAGACAACAATATCCAAATTTAGACATACGCTTTGTATTCTCCAACGCTAAGACAAGAATCGGTACAGGAGCTAAGACTACTGTGGCTGAATGGTGTGAGAAGCATGGTTTCCAATACGCCAGCCGTGAGATTCCCTCTCGGTGGTTTAAGGAAACCATGAAGGACACCAATGGTCTTGTCCTGCGTGGAAAAGGTGAGCGTATTGTCACTCTTTAAATTCAAAGAGCGCACTAAGACCACACAGATATGTGTTGTCTTACGAAACCTAAAAGGTAAGCGCAAACGTGAGCTGTTTAGGGGAGCTTACCGACAAGGTGAAGTTGACACAGGCTTTCACTTTATTGTCTTCAACAATGGTCTTTTTGAGACCGACAGAGAAATAAAGGCAGTTGCCGGATATAATCTGCCTGAATGTGAGACTTCTGTGTATGTCTTAGCTGATACGCTAGGACGAAAGAAAATATCCGATGCTCAGCAGTATGTACTGAATGAGTTAAAAGCACATTATAATGTGCCTATAAAATTTATTACTGACGAGGTGTAACTTATGGAGACACATCAACCCTGCCCTGCTTGTGGCAGCCATGATGCCCTAACCATATATGAAGATGGACACAGTTATTGTTTCTCATGCAACACCTACTTTCGCAGCAGCAAGGAGGAGAAAAAATTGTCAAGTGGATTAAAGAAACAAGGTCTGATAGACCTACAGGACATGGTGGTCTCCCCCTTGCCTAAGCGAAAACTGACAAAACAAACCTGTGCTAAATATGGCTACTTTACCTCTAAGGCACATGGTCAGCCTGTGCAGGTCGCTTGTTACTATGATGATGACAATAAACTGCTTGGTCAGAAAATCAGATATGCTGATAAGACCTTTGAAGCTAGAGGGTCTTTTAGTGAGAGGTTCTTCGGACAACATCTGTTCCAAGGTGGTGGCAAGAAGCTGGTAGTGACTGAGGGTGAGATTGATTGTCTTACAGTCTCTCAGGTACAAGGTAACAAATATCCTGTTGTGAGTATCCCTACAGGTGCTGCTAGTGCTGCTAAGGTCTTCAGAGCTAACTTTAATTGGTTAGAGAGCTTCGAGGAAGTCATTGTCATGTTTGATATGGATGATGCCGGACGTAAAGCTGTAAAGGCTGTCAGCGGTATCCTGTCCCCTAATAAGCTTAAGATAGCATGGCTACCCTGCAAAGACCCTAATGCATGCTTGCAAGAGGGCAAGAGCGACGCTGTTGTAAAAGCTGTTTGGGAAGCCAAGACATACACCCCTGCTGACATCATCAAAGGTGATGACCTGTGGGAGGTATTATCTAAGCATGAAGAATCACTGAACTACCCCTTACCTTGGGACATCCCACTGCAAAACATGACTGATGGGTTGCGAAAAGGTGAGCTTGTTGTTATCACAGCAGGTACAGGTATAGGTAAAACTACGTTCGTTAGGCAACTAGCCTATCATCTTGGTACTGCATGTTACTGTAAGGTTGGTATGTTGATGCTTGAAGAAAATGTCAAGCACACCGCCAATGGTCTTGTGTGTCTTAAGCTTGGTAAACCTGCCCATAGACCTATCATTGACAGTGATTATAAGAAAGCCTTTGAAGACATCATGGATAATTTTGTCTTCTACAATCACTTTGGCTCTATTGAGTGTGAAGACCTCCTTCAGACCATCCGGTACATGGTGACAGGTGAGCAGGTGGATTTTGTTGTCTTAGACCACATCTCCATCGCTATTAGTGGTCTTGACATCGAAAATGAGCGTAAGGCTACCGATGTACTTATGACGAAACTGCGTTCGCTCGTAGAGGAGACAGGCGTAGGCATGTTGGTTGTCTCTCACCTGCGCAGAACTGAGGGTACTCCGGCTGAAGAAGGTGGTGCACTCTCCCTCTCACATCTGCGTGGTTCACAGGCTATCTCACAGCTCTCTGATGCTGTGTGGGGTCTTGAAAGAAACCAACAGGATGAAGGGGTGAAGAAGAACCTTGTACGTGTCAGGGTGCTTAAGAACAGATATAGTGGTGATACAGGTATCGCCGGATACCTTGCATATGACAAGGAGCATAATATCTTAAATGCTGTAAAGGACTTATCAGAGTACGAAGTACCTGTGTGTCCTTTTGATACTGATGATGAAACAGAGAAAGGAGATTTTTAGATGTTTGAAATCTTAGAAAAGCTTATTGATTGGTGTACTTCCCTGCTGTCTTGGTTGTCTCGTAAGCAGGTCGAAGCTGCTAAGGCTCGCATCAAGAACTGTAATAGTATGATTCATAATGCTAATAAAGCTAAAATGGCATACTTGCAGAAGCATGAGAAGACAATCAATGCTCTTGAAAATGAGCGTGAGCGTATGGAATACTTCCTGTCGCAAGATACTGTGGAGCTGTAAGCTATGCTCTATTTTGATATTGAAACTGATGGTCTGCTGGACAATGTCACTAAGGGGCATTGTCTAGTAATCATCGACGAACAGAACAACATCTCAGCTTACAGACCTGATGATTTTAAAAAAGGAGCTATGCGATTAATCGCTGCTCTGAGGGATGGAGAGTGCATCTGCGGACACAACATCATCAACTATGACTGTGCTGTCCTAGCTAAGCTCTATCCTGAGTTTTGCATAAAGCGAGAATGGAGACAACAAGTCTTAGATACCCTTGTACTTGCACGTCTTATCTGTGGCAATGTAGAAGACACTGACCATGCTAGAGTACGTAATGGTACACTCCCTGCTAAGTTGCTTGGTAGACAATCTTTAAAGGCATGGGGTTATCGCCTTGGGGAACTTAAAGGTACGTATGGTGAGCAGGAGGATGCATGGGATTCTTTCAGTGAGGAAATGCTCTCCTATTGTGTGCAGGATGTCACTGTCACCAAGAAGCTCTATACATACCTTATGAAGATTGGAGCACCTGCTAAAGCTATAGAGCTAGAGCATCAAGCGCAATGGCTGATGTCTAAGCAGGAGAGGAATGGTTTTGTCTTTGATTTAGAAAAGGCAGAAAAGCTGAGGGAAACCTTAGAGCTACGTTATGCTGTGTTGTCTTCTCAGCTCGTGGCGATTGTGCCACAGATACCTGATAAGGTCTTTGTGCCTAAAAGAGACAACAAACGCTTAGGCTATAAGAAGGGTGTTCCCATTCAAAGATATAAGGACTTCAACCCCAGCAGCAGACAGCAAGTGGCGTGGGTGCTGGAGCATCAATTCAACTACTTGCCGGAAAATGAAGATTGCTATGAGGATGAACGTCTGAAGATTGATGGTGATACCTTTAAGTTTATTAAGGGTGATGAAAATGCCCCACAAGAACTAAGAGACTTAGCTACTGTCTTTGAGGAATATCTTATGGTAGCTAAGCGGTTAGGTCAGCTTGCCACAGGTAACCAAGCGTGGCTGAAGCATGTTAAGGCTGATGGTAGAATCCATGGCAGCGTAAATCCTTGTGGTACAGTAACAGGACGTGCTACCCATGCGAACCCTAATGTTGCCCAAGTCCCTCATGTTGGCAGTCCCTACGGACAAGAGTGCAGGGAGCTGTTCAGAGCACCTGAGGGTTGGTATGAGGTAGGGGTAGATGCCTGTGGTTTGGAGCTTAGATGTCTTGCACACTATCTTTATCCTTATGATAAAGGTGCTTATGCCCATGTTATCTTGAATGGTGATATTCATACATTGAATCAACAGGCTGCTGGGTTACCCACGAGAAACGCAGCTAAGACATTTATATATGCGTTCTTGTATGGTGCTGGTGACAAAGCTATCGGTAAACAGCTTGGTGGTGACGAAAAGGTTGGTAAGCAGGTAAAGAATAAATTCCTGAAGGCTACCCCTGCTATCAAGATGCTGCGTGAAGCTGTCAAGAATACACTCGTGGTTGAGTACCACGGAAAAATTAAAGAATGGAAACGTAAATATTTAAGAGGGTTGGATGGCAGACATCTCCATGTGAGAAGTCTACATTCAGCTCTCAATTTACTTTTACAATCCTGTGGTGCATTGATATGTAAAAAATGGATATGCCTATGGGAAGAAAATATGATTAAAGCTGGCTATGCCCATGGAAAAGATTTTCAATTCATGGCATGGGTGCACGATGAGGGACAATTGTCTTGTAGAACTAGACAAATAGCAGAAGAAGCTGTGAAAATTGCCCAAGAATCTATGAGACAAACACAAGAATATTATGGAATCAGATGCCAATTAGATACCGAGGGAAAGATTGGTAGAAATTGGTTTGATTGTCACTAGGAGGATGATTAGTAATGGTATTTAATTATAGACGCTTTACTGTAAGCTATATGGAATGGCAAGAATGGAAGCAACTGCTGAAATTGCACGCTATGCGTGGTACATGCATTATGCCTGATATAAAAGATGATGAAGAACTGTCATATGAATACAACAAATTGGAGCAGGCATACTCTAGAGCTTGCACTAAATGTGTACCGGTGGTAGAAATGCTCAGCTACCAAGACATCATCCGTAAAAGATTAGCTAGCGAGTGTGTAGATGGTGGTTTTACATCTAGCTACTATACACGTGATGCTGCTATCGCCTTGCAGATTATCGCCTATGCCCTGCGTGGTGCTAGAGACTTTGCGCAGTGCGCCCCTCTTGAATTGAAGTTGATTAAGCATTGTGCAGGACACTAAAGAATGTTTAACATCCCTACTCTAATCTTAGTTATCTGCACCGCCTATACCCCTGCCTTTGATGAATGTGGCAAGACAGATGGCATCACCGCCAGCGGACACCCTGCTATCCAAGGGGTGACTGTGGCGTGTGATGGCTTGCCGTTAGGTACTGAAGTTGTCATAGATGGGCACAGCTACATCGTTCAGGACAGGTTTGGTGGTGATTATGGTAAGACAAAAATTGATATTTTTATGAATACTAAAGCAGAAGCCTTTAGGTTCGGAAGACAAACAAAAATTGTGGAGGTAAAGCCTTATGTCGAAACAAAAGCAACCTTTTGTGCCAAAGATTGGTCAGAAGGTCTATATCAAACGTCAGAACTCCTTAGGAGAGACTATCTATTTTGAAGGTGTAGTAAATCGTATCCGTGTGGAAGTTAAGTGTAAGCAAGGCAGCTTCATGACTGTTGCTTCCCCACACACCTTAGAGACCAAAGCAAAAGGACTTGTAGCAGGAGGTGACCTGTTTTGATGGTGAGTGCTAAGCTTCTTTCAGTAACCCCTAATTACATGGAGCTGTTGAAAGCTGCGTGTAGTAAACCTTATGGCAACAATGTATCTGAAAAAGGAATACAATCCATTATCAACAGCGGGCACTTGTCTATCTTGGAGCACTGCTATGCTTCCTTTGAAATTGAGTGCTCTGTCCGTGTGCTGGGACAGCTGACACGCCATAGACACCTTAGCTTTACTTGTAAGAGCGCACGTGGTAGCAAATTCGATACATTGGAAACACCGCATTTTGACTTTAAAACTGATGCTGCTACGTATGACTATCTAAAGAGTATTGCTCTTGAACCATACAACCTCGCACTTGAAGCAGGGATGAAGGAAGAAGCTGCCGCCTATTTGTTACCGCAAGGTGCTCGTACATCCATTGTGGTCACTGGCAACTTCCGTGCTTGGTTTGAGTATCTCCCGAAACGCCTGTGCAAACGTGCAATGCCGGAGCACAGAGAGTTGGCTGACAAGATTCACAAAGAGTTAGCAACTGCTGTCCCGGAGATATTCGACAGAGGTTTTATGAATTGTGCTAATTGTACTGAAAGGAGTTGTGATTTTAAATGAAGTGGAGTGCTATCGCTATTTATGTCCTCTTTGTTATCCTGTTTTGCGTTGTTTTCTATGGTCTGATTATTGGTGGTATCCTTGGTTTTCTCCGCCTGTTGATGGGGGTATTTAATCTTGGCTTCTAAACCTTTACAGCTGCTCTTTGATGCTGACATGATTGTCTTCCGCACATGTGCAGCAGCAGAGCATGAAATTAATTGGTATGGTGACCTGTGGACATTACATTCTGACTTAGCAGAAGTAAAAGATGCTATTGACACAATGGTTGTCAGCATCACTGATAAAGTCCTGCGTCACATGGGGCACGAGGGAGCTTATAACATTACCATGTGCTTCTCCAGCTACCCTTACTTTCGCTCTAAAGTCTACCCACCCTATAAGCTCAATCGTGTGGCTAAGAGAAAACCTCTTGCCTACCATTCTGCTGTTGAGTGGGTTAAGAAAAACTATAATGTGTTGTCTATCCCAAGTCTTGAAGCTGATGACATCTTAGGTATCTATGGTACAATACCGGGTACTTCTGCTGTTATTATCAGCGGTGATAAAGATATGCGGTCTATCCCCTGCCCCTTCTACAACTTCATTCAGGATACATTTCATAAGACAACACAAGAAGAAGCTGATTATCAGTTCTTATATCAAACCCTTGTCGGTGATGCTACTGATAACTACAAAGGTTGCCCTAAGATTGGTGAGGTTGGTGCAAAAAGAATTCTTGACAAAGACTGCTCATGGGATGCCGTGGTGGCTGCCTACGAGAAAGCAGGTTTGACTGAGGAAGAAGCACTGACACAGGCAAGGGTTGCTCGTATTCTCAGATATGAGGATGTCGATAAAGAATTTAAGCCTATCCTTTGGACACCCAAAGGGTCACAAAAGAGACAATAAAGTAAAGGGGCATATAAGCGACAATGAATATTAATATTGTATCTAATAAAGGGGATGATGGAGAAAAACTACCATATGTAAACCCTGTAATTTATGAACATCTAGAGAAAGCCTACAGTCTTGGTAGCCTTATGACACACAATGCCAAAAACAATGACGAGTTAATTGGATATATTAGGGGCGTTATGGATGTGCTGGGGCATATCAAGGCTATGGCTAACTTGAATGACGAGGAGTGATAAGATGTGCTGGAAGATTAAGACACCCAGCGTAAACACTGATGTATCTGCATCCTCCTTAGTACCGGAAACCAATGCAAAAGACCCTGATAGTCCTGAGTATGGTGGTACTGCTGATACCTTTAACAAGAAGAAAGGTAGACAACAACTGACGATTGCTCGCAATGGCGTATACAATCCCACACAGTTGTAGAGAGGAGGAACGATGTGTACTAAGAAACCAAAAGTAGAACAAGCTGCTCCTGCTGCTGCCCCTGTTGCAGCACCCTTGAAGATTGATAATGTGGCTGAGGATACCAAAAAGGAAAATCCGAACGCTAAGACCAAGGGTAAAAAGAAGCTTACCATCACTCAGATTGGTAGCGGTACAGGGGTGAATCTTTAATGGCAGAGACAGCAAAAGCTTTATATGAGCGATTGGCTATTGAGCGTGAAGTTTATATTGACAGAGCTGAGGATTGTGCAAAATATACAATCCCTTTTTTATTTCCTAAAAAAGAAGCTAATGGTACTACTAAGTACCCTACGCCCTATCAAGCGGTAGGTGCAAGAGGTGTCAATAACCTCACGTCAAAGCTGGTATTAGCTCTGTTCCCCCCAAACACCCCTTTTTTCAGACAAGACATCCGAGATGATGTCCTCAAATATTATGAGAGCAAACCCGAAGACAAACAAGAGATAGAGCAAGCATTAGTACAAAGAGAACAAACGGCTCAGAAATACTTTGAATCTTCGCAGATGCGTGTCTCCATGGAGGTGTGTCTAAAACAGCTTATTATAGCTGGTAATGCTTTACTGTTCTTCCCTCCTAAAGAGGGTGGCATTAAAGTCTATAAGCTGAATAGTTATGTAGTACAAAGAGACTTTGTAGGACACCCTATTCAGATGATTACCTGTGACAAACTTGCTATCAATACCCTGCCCTATGAAGTCTTAGGACAACTAGATATTGATTTGTCTACCAAACGTGGTGATGAATTGGTTGAGGTCTATACACATATCACCTATTCATCCAAAGACAACAGATATTATAGTTACCAAGAGATTGAGGGTAAACAGATTGATGGCTATGAGCAGTCTTTCCCTGCTGATGTTTGTCCTTGGATTCCTGTCCGTCTCTTTAAGATGGATGGTGAACATTATAGTCGCTCGTATGTTGAGGAATATATTGGTGACTTAAAGACCCTTGAAGGTCTCTCTAAAGCCATTGCAGAGATGTCTGCTATTGCTGCTTCTGTAATCTACCTTGTGCGCCCTAATGGCGTAACACAACCTAGCAAGATTATGAAGACAAAAAATGGTGGCTTTGTAACAGGTAACAAGGAAGATGTTACTTGCCTGTCGCTGGACAAGACACAAGATATGCAGATTGCTAAAATGACCGCTGATGCTATTGAAAGCAGGTTGTCTTATGCCTTCATGCTAAATTCTGCTGTCCAAAGGTCAGGAGAGAGGGTAACGGCTGAGGAAATCCGCTATGTGGCTAATGAGCTGGAGGATACCCTTGGTGGTATTTATTCTATCCTGTCACAGGAATTACAATTACCCTTAGCTAACACACTTTTAAATATCCTTTCCAAAAAAGGTGAAATTGCTGATGTCCCTAAAGATATTGTGTCTCTTGCCGTAACTACCGGCATGGAAGCTATTGGACGTGGACATGACCAACAGAAGCTTACTGTCTTTATTCAAGGCATTGCTCAGATTCCTGATGCAGCATCTGTTGTGAATTGGGAAGGCGTTGCTCGTGCTTGGGCAAACAGTTGTAATCTTGATACCACAGGTTTGATTAAGACTGCCGAACAAATTCAGCAGGAACAACAACAGGCACAAATGATGGCAATGGCACAGGCTGCTGTACCTAACGCAACCAAAGGTGCTATGGATGCCATGAATCAGCAAACACAAGGAGGTAGTGAATCTAATGGCTGATACTGAAAATCAAAATACACAGGTCAATGAAGAACCTAAGGAAACACAAGTAGATATTACCGATACTACTATTGTGTCCAATGGTGAAGTAATTGATACTGCTAAAGATGAAGGTGGCAAAGGTGAGGAAGAAACCCCCACTGATGAAAAAGACACCACAGAAGAAAAAGAAGACAAACCTGCTGAGGAGCAGGAAGAGTACCAAAAAGCTAAAGGTGAGATTGAATCTGCCAAGACTGAGCTGGAAGGTAAAGGCATCGACTATGCTGCCTTAGAAGCTGAATACAATGAGAATGGTGGCTTGTCTGAAGATAGCTATAAGCTGCTGAAAGAAAAAGGCTACCCTAAAGCTCTTGTAGAAGCAGCTCTCGCAGGTTGGCAAGCTAAGGCTGATGCTTTTGCTAACAAGATTATTGAGGATGCAGGTGGTATCAATGAATACAAGCGTATCCAAAAATTTGTGCAGGCACAAGGTGCAGGAGCAGTCAATGCTTTCAATGCCATTGTAAACAAAGATGATTTGTCTGTTGTGTCTGCTTACATTGCAGGTGTAAAGGCACAGATGGTAGCGCAGCATGGTACTGCTAACCCTACTTTAGGTGGCAGTGGTAACGTGGGTAAATCTAAAGGCTATACTGATGCTAATGAGATGATTAAGGCTATGAGTGACCCACGCTATGGTAAAGACCCTAACTATATGCAGGAAGTAGAGCGTAAAGTCGCTGCTTCTAAATTCTTTGGTTAAGACACAAACGTCAATCCCTCCCATAAGCGGAGGGTTATTTTTTTTTATTCAAAATTATTAAAGGAGTGATTTAATGGCTGATATGATTATTGCCAACCCCGGTCTTGCACAATCTGATAAAGGCAAAGACCGCTTAGGTTTATTTCTGAAAATGTTTACCGGTGAAGTTCTCACCGCTTTCTCTCAATCCACTATTACCGGTGGTCGCTTCTCTGAGCGTACTATCGAGCATGGTAAATCTGCTATCTTCCCAATTGTAGGTCGAGCAAAGGCTAAATACCTGAAAGCAGGTAAGAACTTGGATGACCTGCGCGCCCCCATTGAACACAATGAGCGTACTATCGTGCTGGATGGTCTGCTGACCTCTGACTGCATGATTTTTGATTTGGATGAAGCTATGAACCACTTTGAGCTGCGTTCTAAGTATTCCAAGGAAATGGGTGAAGCATTGGCTGTTGCTCAGGACTGTGCTATCTTGGCTGAAGTAGCTAAGATGATTGTGGAAGACAAAGAGAACCTGCCTACCAATGCTACTACTGGCGTCAAAGGTACTGGCAAAGGTCTGATTGTTACCGAGACTGTGGCAACCGCCGACTATGGCGAAACTGAAGCTATGGGTGTAGCTATCTTTAAGGAACTGCTGAAAATCAAGACCAAAATGTCTGAGAACAATGTTCCGCTGGCAGGTCGCAACTGCTACATCAAACCGATGGCACTTAACGCACTCATCGCCAACAAAGACATCATCAACAAACTGTATGGTGCTTCTATGACCATTGAAGGTAACAACCCTCCGAAACTGATTGGTTTCGATTTGATTGAAGCTCCTCTGCTGACTGAGGGTGGCGTAGATAATGAGAATGTTATGCAGGGTGATGGTCATGTGTTCCCTACTACCTACAAAGACACCTGCCAATTCATTGTGGCACATCCGTCTTCTGCTGGTATCTTGACCCTCAAAGGTCTTGGCATGGAACATGCTCGCCGTCCTGAATATCAGGCTGACCAAATTATTGCTAAATATGCAAAAGGCTTTGGTGGTCTGCGCCCTGAAGCTGCCTTTATGGGTGTTGTAACTCAGGCTTAATTTTAAACTACTAACCCTAGGGGATGGCGTATGCTGTCCCCTATTTTTTTTTTTCTAAAAATGAAAGGAGATACCAATGCAACTAACAGCATTAACTGAACTTGATGCAGTCAATAGTATCATTGGTACTATTGGTGAAGCTCCTATCAACAGTCTTGAAGAAATGACAGATGTGGATGCTATCAATGCCTTACGTATCCTAAGGAATATCAGCAGACAAGAGCAGTCCCGAGGATGGACTTTTAACAAGACCCCCCACTTCACCCTTAACCCTGATGTAGACACAAAGAAGATTCCATGGAACAGTAATTACTTGTATCTTAAGGATAACCATGGTGTCAAGCTTGTTAGACAGGGTGACTATGTGAAAGACCTGTTTAAAGACACACTGATATTTGAGCATCCTTTAGATGTAGAGATGGTGCTTTATCTTGACTTTGAAAACTTGCCGGAGCAGATGAGGAACTATATCTTAGCTAAGGCATGTTTTGTCTTCCAAAGCTCCTACTTTGGTGATGATAGTCTGACCAAAATTACCCAGCAGGAGATTGCTGAAGCATGGCAGCACCTCATGGAATTTGAGGTAGACAATAACAACTTTTCTATGCTGGAGCATACCTATGTTCATAAGCTGAGATTGAGGTGAGATTATGGGATTGATTAACCAAGACATAAAAAACCTTGTTAGTGGTGTGTCTCAGCAACCCCCTATCCTCAGACACCCTGAACAGCTAGAGGAGCAGTTGAATGGGTTGTCTACTGAAGCAAGTGGCTTACAGAAGCGTCCTCCTACTATCTTTGAAGCTAATTTAGGTAAGAGAGGCAATGCTATCAATACGCCTTTGATACACTTTATAGATAGGGATACTGATGAAAAGTATATTGTTATCTTCACAGGCGCAGGTATTGATGTCTTTGACCTACAAGGTAATAAGAAGACTGTGAATATAAACGAAGATGCTTCGTATATTTATACACAACGTCCACGTAGCAATATTAAAGTTATTACTATTGCAGATTACACATTCATCAGTAACACAGCACAAAAAACCAAAATGACAGATAAGATAGATGATATATCATGGAATACACAGGGTTTACTTGTCAATATCAAAAGTGGTCAGTATGGTCGCACATATAAGATTGTAGTAAATGATGAAACTGTGGCGAGCTATGAGACACCTGATGGCAGTGATAAGTCCCATACTAAGCAGATAGCTACCGACTTTATCGTGCAGAAGTTAGCCTCTCAATGTAGTGATAAAGGTTATGTTACTACTACAGGCTCTTCATGGTTATACCTAAAGAAGAGTGCTTTTGTAACAGAAACAGGGGAGACTGTTTACATACAACCTCCCACTACCCCTGCTCAACAGGAAGATATTTTCAAGGGACTTAATTATAATTATTTAGCAACTAGACATTTCTATACCCCCTCTACTGTAACACGGTCTTTAGGGACAATTATTGTGACTATCCCTAAAAAAGAAGTCCTAACAAAGACTGCGGATATAGAAGCCTATAATAAAGTCAAAGCAGAAATTGACAAATGCTCTTCTGATGGTTGGACTGTCACCTCTGCTGATAGTAAACTCACTCACTACTATTATAATGATGAGTGGGATGAGACTGAAGCAGAAACCTACACTATTAAATATACAGAGAATACCAATAGTCCCTCTTACAGCATTGCTAAGAGCCTTATCACTTCTGCGGAAGTCTTTGATGGTTATAACAATCAGGCTGCCTTTGGTATCCTTAAGTCTGTGCAGAAGTTCACCAACCTTCCTGCTACTGCCCCCGATGGTTACCTTGTAAAGATTGTAGGTGAAGAAGGTAGTAATACTGATGATTACTATGTCAAGTACAGTGCAGAAGAAAAGGTATGGAAAGAATGTGCTAGACCTAACCTGAAGAACAACTTTGATACCTCTACTCTTCCACATGTTCTTGTGCGTGAAGCAGATGGTACTTTTACCTTCCGTAGAGCTGAATGGGAATCTAGAGATATTGGTGATGAAGACAGCAACCCTGTCCCCTCTTTTATAGGGCAGACAATAAATGATGTCTTCTATCATAGAAACCGCTTAGGCTTCTTAAGTGGTGAGAATGTTATCCTCACTAGGAGTGCTAACTTCTTTAACTTTTGGATGACGAGTGCCACCAAAGTACAGGATACAGACCCTATCGACTTAGCGGTATCTGATAATACCATTAGTACCCTCTACAATGCGGTGACTTTTGATACAGACCTTATTCTGTTCAGCCGTGAAGCACAGTTTATGCTCTCTGCTGATGGCATCTTAACGCCTACAAGTGCTAATCTGTCCCCGGCTGTCACCCACTACGAAGCTAGTCTTAAAGCTAAGCCTGTCAATGCAGGTCGCAATGTTTACTTTGTGGCTGAAAGAGCTAAGTATACTACTGTGCGTGAGTTCTTCACCGCAGCAGACAACACAGATGCTAAGGATGTTCAAGACATAACATCCCATGTGCCTAACTATATTCCTAATGGTGTCTATAAAATCATTCCCTCTACTGTTGAGAATGTCATGCTCTATCTTACTGAAGGTGACGAGACAGCTATTTATGTCTATAAGTACCTCTTCATTGATAGTCAGCGTGTACAGGCAGCATGGTCTAAATGGGACGTGCAGGGTGTTGTCTATGGTGGTCAGTTTATTGACAGCTATCTCTATCTGATAGTAGAGCGCAATGGTTGCTACTGTTTGGAGAAAATTTCCTTCACCCTTAATACTACTGATTTTGATGGTGAAGCTTATCGTACCCTGCTAGATTGCAAGCACACCTATCAGATTCCTGCTGATTGCTATGATTCCCTTAATGATGAAACTACAGTAAGTGTAAGTGACATCTTTGGCAATATATATGAGCAGGATAGACAATACAGTGCTGTGGCTTCTGATGGTACATATGCTAAGGCTAAAGAAGGTAAGCTGGTATTTATAGGTGACTATTCAAACAAAATGCTTACTGTAGGTATCAACTATGATTTTAAAATAGTTATGTCTACTATCATGGTTAAGCAGTCTGATAACGGCAATACTCAGGCTCTCATTGAGGGCAGATTACAACTGCGTCAGATGTGGTTTAACTATGCTGATAGTGGCTACTTTAAAGTAACTGTAGATATTAAAGACAAACAAGCCTATGTCTATGAGTATACCTCTAGGCTCTTAGGTACTCGTTTCAATATCTTAGGTGCAATGCCCTTTACCACAGGTTCTTTTAAGTTCCCTATTCAAGCCAAAAACGAGAATGTAAACATTTGTTTGGAAACAGACACCCCACTTCCTGTATCTCTTGTAGGTGCAGGTTGGATTGGTAATTACCAAAGGAGGACAAGACTATTTTAAAAGTATCTAAATTAAACATTGTTCAGCTCTGTGACTTTAGAGAAAACATGCGTGATGAAGACAGGCTAGAATGGTATTATGCCTCAGGTACATCCTTTGGTCTCACTGAAGTGCAGGAGCTATTTAATGCTTTGTGTCTTTATGATGATGAGACACACAGGGTCTATGCCATTGGTGGTCTTGAAGCTTCTTCTTTAATATGGGTTGTCTGCACTAAAGAGGTAGATGTGCACCCTATCAAATTCCTACGCTTCTGTAAGCCTTTCTTTAAGCAATGGATGGCAACACACTCTACTGCTTATAATTATGTATGGCTCAGAAATGAGCGACACGTGCAATGGCTTAAATGGCTAGGAGCTGAATTTGGTGAATATAAATATATCAATGGCGAGCCATTTCAGAAATTTACATTATACAAGGTAAAGGAGTGATGTCTTATGTGCAGTCCTATGGTGGCTGCTGGTATCAGTACAGGCTTGCAAGTAGCAGGTGACTACATGGGACAACGTGCGCAAGCTAAGGCAGCACAGGCTACCATGAACGCACAGGCTAAGGCAGCTATTACTGAAATGAATTGGAATATCATGGACTTAGAACAGCAGCGTATAGATGCCTTTGACCAGGCTGTAGTAGAGATTAGTAACACTAGGTTGAACTCTATGCAGCTCAATAGTGGCGTAAAGGCTGCTGTTAATGAGACCATGAGCGGACGTACAGCTAACCTCATTGTACGTGCTGCTGAAGGTGATACCGCTCGTGCAGTGTCCTCTATTCAAGACAACTATCAACGTAAATCTAATGAGGTTGACCTGAATCGTGAGCGACAGGTAAAATCCACTCACGAATTTTTAGAAAACCTTAATGCTTCTGCACCTAAGATGCCCAGCAGATTCACTAATTTTTTGTCTGCTGCTGCCACAGGTTTGAATAATTATACACAAGCTAAGAATATTATGAATCAGCAGAAGATTACAGGTGGCATTGGAAAGACAGCCAAGACTGCTACTAAGACATGGGTGGGCAACGCTCCACGTAGCGTCCATGAGAAACTAGGTATTGGCAATGGTATTTATAGGAGGTAAGAAGATTGAGTAAAGAAGTACAGGCAGTGATAGGCACTCAACGGCAGTTTTCAAAACAACCGGAGATTCCCTATGCGCTGTCCTTAAATAAATTCAATGCATCTGCTGGTATCTCCCAGCGTACAGCTTTAGATGCACAACGCTTAGCATCATCTTTAGGTCTCCTTGGTAAGAATATCATGGAGGAGCGTATTGCTGATGAGAAGCGTACCCAAGACCAAGCGGTATTGGTCAATGCAGACAAACTCCTTGCAGGTAAGACACAAGAAGACCTGAAGAAGTTTGACCGCATGGCAGCTTTGCAGAACTCTAGTGATGAATTTGACTTGACAGATAACCGCTATGCTATGGCTGTTCTTGAAAAAGGCATTGGTAAAATGGTAAGTCAATATGCTAAGGAGCAATGGATGAATGACCCTGCTTCTGAAAAGCCTAAGAGTGTATCTGAAGCTGTTAGTCTTTTCAATAAATATTTGCAGGAGAACAGAGCTAACTTTAGTGATGATGGCATCTCTAATAAAGTAGCATTTGACCAAGGCTATTATGAGGGTGCTGTTCAAGACACAATAAAAATAGCAAATGAAGCTGACAAGAGAATCAATGATGATAAGCGTCAGAAGATGGTCATGTTAGGTTCTAGTGAGTTTCAAGACCTTGTGTATAGTGGAGCTAAGGGTGAAGACTTCCTCACTCGTGGTAATGAAGCATTACGCAAGGTGCAGTTAGGTACTAGGGATAGAGATGGGTTTATTAAAGCTGTTGCCCCTCTTGCTCAGATGATTGCTGACCAAGATTTTGATACAGCAAGATTGGATGCCTTAGGTGACTATCAGTACGAAGATGGTTTGTCTTTGAAGCAGATGGTTAACCTCTACCCTTCCTATACAAAGATTGCAGATAACTTTAATCTAAGGGTTTCCGATGCTATTTTGAAGAGACATAAACGCCCTGATGGTACTTATGACCTTGCAGGATGTTTACAAGATGCTGATAATTTACCTAAAGATGCAGTTGTTGCTGATGGTGTTCCTGAAGCTACCCTGCCTATCTCACAGGGAGACAACCCCGACTTAGCAGACCTATCACCTACTATGAAAAGTGTACTTCCTATGGTTGGTGGTGCTATCTATCAGTTAGGGTTTAAGGATGCACAGATTACTAGCGGTTATCGCACAGCAGAGCATAATGCATCTGTGGGTGGTGTACCAAACTCAGCGCATACCTTAGGTAATGCTGTGGACATTTACTTAGGTGATAATGTAGATGAGGCGCAAGCTAATAAAGCATTGTCTTATTTTAAGCAATACTTTGGTGAGGTCTTATTCCATGATGCAGGTACAGGCAGACATCTGCATCTTGCTGATTACCATGGTGGCATGAAAGCTGCTAATCCTAAAGAGCAGTCTGCTGCTGCCTATAGTCCTCAACGTGTACAGAAAGTACGTCAGCTTATCCTTGCAGCACATGCACAGGCTCAGCGTGTTAAGGCTCAACGTGATGCTGAGGAAAGAGACAGAATCAATATGGCTCTTTTGCAGACCAATGACCCTAGTGAGCAGATGCAGATTATTAATAGCTCTAACTTGCCGGAGACAACTAAGGCTACTATGATTCGTGCCATCACACGTCAAGCACGGCAGTCAGCTAAAGGCTATGGTAATGATGCAGAAGCTAAACATTTTTGGTCATATGAAAATGGCTATCAATATATTAAAGATACTCAGACATATGCTGAGTGGTATAAAGCTTATCAAGACCCTGATGTTGATGGGGATTCTGATGAATACAAGGCTTTGCAAAAGAGAGCCAATAGAGCCACAGCAAGACTTAATGCCTTGCTAGAGTTCAAAAAGAAACGTGGGTATATCCCTAGTGAGCAGGAGACAACACAGTCTAAGTCTGATTATGACCCAGCAAATGATACCCCTGTTTTATCTGAGAAGGATGGTAATGAAGCTACTCTTAGAATATGGGCGATGAGTAATCCTGTGGATTCTGTAGGTGCACCTTTAAGTGAGGATGCTATAAAAGAGACTATCAGACAAAAAGCACAGGAAGCAGGTTTAGATGCTGATTCTATTATTGAAAGCATCTTTGGTGGTGAGCAAGGTGGTGATTGATTATGAAGATTACATTAGATGATTTAAATAAGACAGCAACAGCTATCACCTACACAGATAATGAGGGTGTCATTCCCGAACAGTATCGTACAGAGGAACAAAACCAACTATTTAATCCCCTGCATGACTTGACCTCATGGGTTGAAGAATGGCGTGATGACCTTATTAAAAGAGGTCAGGATATTGCCAATAAAGCAGGTGAAGCATATAAAGCAGGTGTCCTGCCTGATTCTATAGATGATATGGCGCTACCACAGCAGTATGTGTCTCCTGCTCAGGAAAAGGTTGCTATTGCCTTACAGGATGCTGTGGACGATGCTCGTTATGCTGCTACCAAACAGCCTATCTCTTTTGCAGGTGATGTGGCTGCTGTAGTAAATCCATGGATACCTCTTGCTGTTCAAGTACCTATTATGATTAAGGAAATGCAAATGGCGCAGGAAGTTGAAAATGCTCCTGAGATGTCTGACCAAGCTAAAGCTGCCCTACTCCCTATGCTAGGGGGCACTGTGGCTGCATCCTTAACACATGGCGTGGGGGGTCTTTTAGCTAAGACTGCTCCTAAGGTTTCTAAGGTTATGACTACACCTTTTGTTGGTAGTGGTGTTGCAGCAGGAACAATGTTAGCTATGGACGAGAACACACGTAAGTATGCAAGCGAGCATCCTCAGCGTTTTGCTGTCAACACTTTTACTACAGATGCTGCTTTAGGTGTCAAAAAATTGTCTAAAGTGGATTGGTCTATCAAGACAAACCCCACTACTAATACAGAGGTTATTACTGAAAAGACAAACCCAACTACCTCTACTGTGGTTGAAAATAAAGCAGCAGAGCTTGCTAATAAAGCTATTGGTGAGCCTACAACTACTAAGGTTAGTGAGATTAAACCTATAATCACCAAAGAATCTAAAACTGTCACACCTAAAGAGGAGGCTTTCCCTGAGCGTCAGCCTAATATTGTAAAGTCACAGGAGATGTTGGCAGACCAAATAGCTGATGAGATTAAGGAAGCACGCAGACTCCCTGAAGTACAGCAGGGTGCATATGGTGATAAGCTGACTTATAGTAAAGATAATCTTTACCCTAGAAATGTTTCTGTCAATGAGATATGGCAGACTTTCAAATTGCTTGTGCCTATTAGACCGAATGGCATGGGTAATAGACCTGATAGCACTTTAGGCTTCTTCAATACTGTTGGTAAAGGTATTCGTGTACGTGGTTTTAAATCCTGGTCTGTTATGTGTCACGAGCTTGGTCATGCTGCTTCTGATAAGTTTGGATTTGCTAAGGGTGCTGATGTAGAGATGGAACTTGCTAAGGGTGCACACTCTATATGGTCTCATGGTGAATATGGTAACTTTAATTCCCCTGAAGGCTTCTCTGCCTATATTGAAGAAGGCAGAGCTGCTTTTATGAATGAGTATATGGTTAACCCTGAGATGGCTAAGAAGCACTTTCCCCTCACCTACGATGCCTTTGAACAGGCTCTTGCCACTGATATGATATGGCAGACACACATGAATACTATTGGACAACAAGTACGTAGATGGGGCAACATGAATGTTATGCAAAAAGCCGTTGGTACTACCCAATGGGGTGACACAACCAACACAGGTATTGCGCAGAGAATATCTGACGCAAAAGATAGCCTTGAAGCAGGTTATGCAGATGAGTTTGCTCCCCTGCATAATGTTAAGAACACTTGGGAAAAAGTTTATGGTGTAAAGACAGCTATTGAAGATGACCCTGCTATTCTTGCACAACGAGCTAAAGAATCTATCAATGCTTCAGAGTTGACGCTGTTTAATGGAAATGGCTTTAGTACTGATGTTGCTATTCAGCAGTTAGCTAATAAGTTTGGTACAGCTCTGAATAGTATTGTCTTTTCTGATATTTTTCTCCCCTTTACTGTAGGAGGTGAGCGTGGTGTTGTTTTAAAACAATGGCTGAAAAAGGCAGGCGTAAAAGACTATTATGATGCCTTTAGCAAATATCAGGGAGCTAAACATGAGCTGGAAGTTATCAACATTAAAAATGCTGAGCGTATCAAGAAGTATGAAGAGACTATTAAGGCTTTAGATGTAAAGAATCCTTTATATTTAAAGCAGAAGCAAAAGCTTATTGAAAAAATTAAAGATATTAAAGATGGTGTGGATGATTATGCCACTTCCATGTCACGTCAGGAAAATGAAGCTATCCTTGCAATGTGTAAAGACATCCCTGAGTTTGAAGAAGCTTCTCACCTATGGAAAGCATGGAATGATAATGTACTGCGTATTGCTGTTGCCGGTGGTATATTGAAAAAATCTACAAAAGATTATTTTCAACAGACATATCCTGAATATATTCCCATGAAACGTGACTTCACTATTGAGGGAGATTTGAGTGCACATGGTGATATTAGACATGCACTGACCGAAGAAGGCTCTTCTCGTGTTGTAAAAGACTCTATGATGCAAGCAGTGCTTGATATGATAACTGTTGTGTCTAAGGTTGAGCGTAACTATGTTGGTCAGGCATTGGCTAAAATGGCTAATGGCGAATATGGACATTATCTTATGATGAAAGTCCCTGATGGTAAAGAAGCCAAAGCACACCAAATTATCACTGTATGGGAGAAGGGCAGACCTACTTATTATCAATGTACCGCAGATGGTTTGTATGATGCCTTTACCTCTACCAATAAAGCTTTTGTGCAGATGAATCTTGATGTCATTAGTGCCACGATGGAGACATTAGCAACCACATTGCGAGTTGGCGCTACTAGTACCCCTGCTTTCGCTGCATGGAACTTAGAGCGTGACTTATTGGATGCTACTATTTTAAATGCAGATGGGCGTGGAAAAAGAACATCCATTGCTGCTCCACTTGAATTACTGTGGGATGGTATGACAGTTGCCCTTAGTGATACTAAAAGGTTTGGCATTGGTAAGGCTATGGCACATTTAGACAAAAATAATGCTGCCAACAAAAATATTAAAGCTGAGTATATGACACAAGGTGTACAATATACCACAATGCTTCATACCCCTAAAGATATTACTAAGCGTCTCCGTAAGATTGCCACTCCTAAAAGTGACCTTGACAAAGTAAAAGATATAGCTTTAGAACCTCTCAGGACACTCATTGCTTTTAATGAGACTTGCGAACAATTAGCACGCATGGGATTATATAAGCGTGTAAAACAACGTGGTGGTTCTGCTATTGAAGCAGCTACTGTAGCTTCTGATAGTACTGTAAACTTCATGCGTAGTGGTACAGTAACTAAAAAGTACAACAGAGTAATCCCCTTTTTCAATGCTACTATTCAGAGTGGTCTTAAATTCATTAAAGAATGGAAGAAAGACCCTATCGGTGTTGCACTTGCTTCCTTTAAATACATAACAATGCCTACCCTTATGATGTATTATCTTAATAAGGATGAAGATTGGTATAAGGATATGCCCTTAGACCAAAAGAATAAAGCATGGTATATAAAGATAAATGGTACTATACATTCTTTTGCTAAACCCCCTGTTTTAGGGCAACTCTTTGGTTCACTACCTGAACGCCTATTAGATGTGGCTTTAGAAGATGATACTAGCGATGCCCCTAAGGATTGTCTAGTACAAGCAGTACAGGGTTTCTTCCCTGCTTATACATCTCCTGCTATTGAGAAGCTATATGAGTGGAAGGCTAATTATAACTTCTATAAAGGCAGACCAATCGTTGACCAGCGTTTAGGTAAATTAAGTGATGAGAATCAATATACCCCTTACACTTCTGAATCAGCTAAATGGGTTGGGCGTACTTTTGGTGTCTCTCCTATGAAAGTGGACAATACCTTTTATGGTCTTACAGGCTCTTTAGGTTATGCCTTTAATGCTTTAGTTGATTGGGGTCTCAAAGAAAATGAGACTGCTGATAAGAAGTGGACAGAATACACACGCTTTAATTACACTGAGGGTGGTAGACAAACACGTAGTCAGGATGTATTCTTTAAGGCTATTGATAAATTAGAGAAGCAATCTAATGATGCTAAACGCTTGGGTAAACCTCTTAAAGACACTAAAGCCTTTGAGGGTATGAAGGAAGCAAGAGAGATGGCTAAACTTGTTACGAATGGTATTACTAAGAATACTAAATCTTCTCGTAAGCTTGGTAAATGGGCAAGTGACCCTGATGTTAGAAGAGGTCTTAAGAATATTGAAGCTGACCCAAAACTTAGTGGTGCTGAAAAGCGTGCTAAGATTGACAAACTTGTAAAGATTAGAAATGATATTTACAGAACTGCCAATAAGAAATATCTTAATTACAAATATATACAATCGCCTGAATAATGTAGTATAATAGATGTAAGGAGGGTTGCAAATGAAATTTTTGAAAGAATTGACATTGCCTCAATGTCTTCTTATTATTTTTACGCTATACCTGATAGTATGCACCCCTATTGCATCTCACTTATTTTCTATACTTTTTATATTAGTAGATACAGTATATAAAATCTGTGGGTTCTTTTTAGTTGCTACTTTTGTGCTATGCTTTGCTTATGGTACTTATCAACAATGGCACAAAAAGGATATGAAAGGTATCTTAATCTTAACACCTATTTTTATTTTCATTGTAGTAGTACCTGCTGCAATCATGCTCTATGGATGGTATCAAGAACATATAGACACATTTTCTTCCTTTTCACAACAAGTTGATGCTCCTAAGCAAAAGCGTGAGCCTATCACATTAGAAGAACTAAACAAAGCGGCTACACAACTAGAGCATGAAAACAATGAATACATTATATCTGACAAGAGGTGATTTATGATGAGAAAATGTGAAATAATAAGTGCTATCTTATTCTGTATACTCATAGGGCATATGATACTAAGAAGTATAGTAGGTAAGGTAGCAACTAACAGCATGGTATGGACTATGATACTGCTTATTATATCTTGTTGGATAACAGGTATTGTTGATTGGCGTGCTAAAAGTTTAAGAGCTATCCCTTTTCTAGGCGTGGCAGGGGTTTTAACTTTTATTTTTATCTCTAGTGTTGTTACTGCTGTCTTCAGGTGAGGTACTATAAATGAAGTACATTCAAAATTTCACATATGCGATGTTTCTGCTTTATTACTGTATTCCACATAGTGCAGCAGGTTATTTTTTCATGTCTTTATATATTCTGCTTGCATCTTTAGGTTTAAGTATTTACCACATCAAAGAAAAAGCATATATAGAGGGTACACCTTTTTATTGCTTCTTTCTGTGGTTTACTTTCCTTTATGCAAGGGATTTACTTTAACTAACACCCCGAGGTGATTCCAATGTACAGCTACTAATTTCATATCTATCCATTGTTCCTTTTCTAGACAATGAAAGGAGTTCTGTCCCATGGAATTAAGTGCTGATATTCAACGTGAAATACAGCAACAGTTTAAAAATAGCTATGCCCAACTTTTAGCGGACATAACTCGTATTTATGAGCAAGGTGCTATGCGTGATGCTCTCACCGGACTGTACAATAAGCAAGCCTTTGAGCATGACAGTACCACTAATCACTTTGGTTTCGTTGGTATCCTTTTCGCAGACATCAATGGTCTGAAATATACCAATGACCACTTTGGACACAGTGCAGGGGATAAGCTGATAAAGGACTTTGCAGCTAAGCTTAAGGAGACCTTTATCTCCCCTATTTATACCTGCTATCACATCTCGGGTGATGAATTTATAGTAGCTGGGTTCGATATTAAAATCCATGAGTTCCTTGGAAGTGTATTGTCTTTCCATAAATCCCTATGGGATAAAGACAACCCTCCCCTAGCTGCTTTAGGCTACTCTGCTGGTGTCTTCTCAGATATTGCGGAAATCACAGAATATGCCGAAAAAGCAATGTATGAAGACAAACAAAAATTTTATGATAATTTTCCTCAGATGAGGAGATAATAAATTGAATTGGTGACCGCTGGCTCTTTTAGAGCTGGTGGTCTTTTTATTTTTGTAAAGGAGATGATTAATATAGCTATTAAATTGGCTACATCTATTACTTACACAGCAGATGGTTCTCAAACGAACTTCTCTGTTCCCTTTGATTATTTGCGTCCATCCTTTGTTCATGTGGCTGTTGATGATGCAGAGGTTTCCGAGGGATTCACTATAAGTAATCGTATGGTTATGTTTGATTCTGCACCGGCTAAAGATGCTGTGGTACATATCTATCGTAGCACCCCTACCACTCGATTGGTGTCTTGGGCAGATGCAAGTATCCTGAAGGCTATAGATATGACGATTGCAGAGGTACAGCAGTTACACATCTTAGAGGAGGCAAACGATTGGTCTAAAACTCATTCTATTGTTTTTGATGAGGAAAGAGGTGTATGGCAAGGACGCAACTATCGTGTGTCTAATGTGTCTGACCCGACAGAAGCACAGGATGTTGTAACCAAGAATTACTTAGAGAACACCGAGGATTCCTTTGTTCAGCGCATGAACGCTATCAAGACACAGACTGAACAATTTGCTAACACAGCAGGTAACAGCAAAGACAGTGCCTATAAGAGTGCACAGTCCGCTAGTGTATCTGCTGCAAGTGCTGCTGAAAGTGCAAGGCTAGCAGAGGGTTACAAGAACGTAGCTGAAACCGCTAAGAGCGATGCATCTCTTTATGCTGCCAATGCTAAAACAAGTGCTGCCAATGCAACAGCTAGCAAAGAGGCGGCACAATCTGCTGCTACTAGTGCTAGTAACTTTGCTACTGATGCACGAAATAGCGCAGGTGAAGCAAAGACCTATAAGGATAACGCTAAAACCTACAGGGATAATGCAAAGACCTACATGGACAATGCTAAGAATTATAGTGAGAACGTCAATGTGTTTACGCCTAGTGTGTCTACTAGTGGTGTCTTATCGTGGACTAATAAGGCAGGACTTGCGAACCCTCCCTCTGTGAACATTAAGGGTGAGAAGGGCGACCAAGGTTTGCAGGGCATACAGGGCGTACAGGGTGTCAAAGGTGATACAGGTGCAAAGGGTGACCGGGGTGCAACAGGTGCTGCTGCTACCATTAGAATCGGTACAGTGACAACAGGTGCTTCGGGTAGTGAGGCTGTTGTTACTAATGTTGGTACTGCTAATGACGCTGTGTTTAACTTTAGGTTGCCTAGGGGCGAAAAGGGCGCTGATGGTGGCATTGATATTGATGCCGAACTGTCTGACACTAGCACTAACCCTGTCCAGAATAAGGTTATCAAGAACGCCTTAGATGATAAGGTCAACAAGACAGATATTGTATTAAGAGCTAGGGGTGATGATGAAGGTAACAATATTAGAGAAACTTACGTTCAAAAAGGTACTGCTACTAATTTAATTAGTAATAATAATGAATTTAACTTTGTATCTAAGAAAGGTGTGAAGAGGGATGGCTTAATCTACATAAATTATAGATTGGAAGATGGAGTTTGGGCAACATCCTCTAATTTAATTAACGAGTATCGCTTCTACAAAGGGGATGGTGGTAATACTTTAGCTGCTATTAGAGCTAGTAGTTTTATCGGTAATGCTGATTCTGCAACTAAAGCTACCCAAGATGGCGATGGAAGGGTAATCTCCACAACCTACGCAAAAAGCTTTGCTGCTAACACATGGGAAGAGCAACAAGACTTTAAGGAAGTGAAATTGGGATATGAAAAATACCTTTCTCGTAAGATAAGCAATACAGGTGGTAAACCCTCAGTGTCCCTAATGCAATATGAGGCAACAGGGGCATTTACGCTCAACCTCAGTAGATTTTCGACTGGATTACAAATTAATGAATCCACTGTCTTTACAGCCTACATTACATCCTCTGCTGACTACCCTCTGACCATCACCAACGCTGGAACTATTAAATACATAGGTTCTGCGTCTGACGTAGCTATTACAAGTGCAGGTCTGTTGTTAAACATTTTGATGATGAAAGATGAGAGTGATACTGTGACGAGCATTGTGCAAGCATCTAAGTTAGAAGGTGGTGCATAATGGGACTTAATAGAATGATGATGAAAAATGGTGCAGTAAAGGTTGAAGATGGGAGCAAGGTTTGGGCTTATGATGAAACAAATAATAAAACAATAGCTTTTACTGTCCCACAAGGGGTTAAAGGAATCAAAGTGTTTGCAGAAGTTGATTCGGCTGAAGGTAACCCGTCCGATTCTAGTGATGCTTCTATAGAAAATAAAATGACTAATAAAACATGGGGCGAAGGTTTCTCACGCTCTGATGAAAACGGAGAACTCTATGAGCATCAAGATATTGCTTCCATTGTAGGCGTAACCCCAAATAAAACCTATACATTGCTTTTTAATTGTTGGCTTACAAGTGGTGTAACTTTTTCATGGGGTAAAGCAATAAATGACATGAAACCTACAGTTGAAGATTATTAAACAAGGGAGGAACACAATGCAAACAACCTATAAATACAAAGACAAAACTTACTCTAATGTTTACGAACTTTCAGAAGCCTTAGGCAAAGAGGGTATCTTTATCCCTCTGTCTATCTCCGAAGATGCACTTAAAGACTTAGGCGTTGAAGTAACACACGAGGATGAACCGATTGAGTATTACAAAAATCGCAAAATAGAAACTTTAAAGATGCAACGTGATAAAGCAGAGGTAGAGCCTATTATCTACCAAGGCTACTCTTTTGACTACGATGAGAAAGCAAGAGATAGAATCAATGCAGCTATTATTGCTCTTGAAGTTGCAGGTACTTCTGCCCTCCTCACATGGACTACGGCAGACAATCAAGATGTAAAAGTAACTGCATCTGACCTGCGTGGTATCATTGCACAGGTAGCACTGAGAAGTGATAAGTTACATAGTGCTTATCGTGATGCTAAGGAAAAAGTTGAAGCTGCTTCAACTAAAGAAGAAGTTGAAGCTATCAACTTATTATAGTTAAATAAAAAGACAGGGTTGTTGTCTTCCCTTTAGGGGTTTATGGGTGGGCAGAAAGGATTTTTATTATGGAAAAGAATCGTAAAAAGGCTCGTGCTTGGCTTAAGTCCTCTACTCTCACTGAGTATAAGGCCTGTCT